TAGAGACAATAACCATCGGGGTTAGAATCAAGAAAATTCTTAACCACAGCGAGAGAAAAGAAAGTCTTTCCAGTACTAGACTCTCCAGCAATAGCAGTAATCTTATTGCCAGATACACCGCCAAATATGCTACCTGAGACCAGTGCATTAAAAATGTACGAACCCGTGTCCACATAAGTTTCAGTTTCATCAATGTCTGCTGCTAGTTTGGTGTAGTCATCACCAATCTCTTTTACAATATCTTTTAAAAAATCCATAAGTCTCCTATGCGAAAAAGTCTTCCAAAGAACCTCGCTTCTCAGTCTTCCATCCGATACAAGTCAGAATAGATTTTAGAGGATCAAGAAACGATTTATCAAATTGCAAATTGTAATCAATATGTTGTTCAGACACAACTTCCTTTGGGTATTGTTGAATGAACGATATTACGTTTTCCCGTGTGGGATTCTGTTTTTTAAGGTAGCAGTATTTAATTTTTTCACCATTGTTAATCAAAGCATACTTATTCGTAAGTTTCTTTTCTTTAACATAATGGTTGAACAGTAGGCATCCACGTACATGGATAGGTGTTCCTTTTTTGTAGATGTCAGCACTTCCCTTCCACTTTACGATGTCACTTGCAGTTCTTGGAAATGCAATCTGATCAACTGGTAGTGTGGGAAATTCTTTCTTAAACTTATCAATAAATTCGATGACATCATCTTCTGTAGATGACATGATCAATTTAAAAGCTTCTTTAATTTTAGTTCTACATGCTGCTGGGGTTGAAGACTTAATTGCCTCTAGTCCCATAATCTTTAGTTTGGGAGTTTCATATCGAACACCTTCACTATCCCATACGTTGAGAATGTAACGCTTCTTCGCAGTCCAGATACCACGGTCAGCAATGTTCTCACGCTTCATGAACATCTTCTGCTCATAAGCATTCACATAATCAGCAAGTTCTTGATACGAATTGCTAATGTAAGGTTCAAATTGTTCTTGGCAAATCTTGTCTAAGAAATTTACAATAGTAGTTTCATCAACATCACGATTTGCAAAAACCTTTTCAACCAATCCACCAAGATTCAAATAAATTGAATCCGTGTCTACCGCAATAACATAATCAGAACTCTCAGTCTTAAGCAATTTATTTAGATACTGATTCATTTTGTTCTCGATCCAGCGGATAGAGACTTGTCCAGAGAGTGTAATTGCTTCTGCATTCTCAAGCTTATAATATCGAAAATACTCATTACCGATAGCGCCATAAGCAGAGTTGAGCTGAATCTTACGAGCCATCTGGATATTGTTACATCTTGCAATTTCTTTTTCAAGAGTCTTCGTAGGTGTTTTTTGATAAGCTTGTTTTGCCTCCAACATCTTTTTCTTATAGATGACACGATCTTGATAGATCTTATCCATAAGATTAGGCAAGAATCCCCTTTTGGTAGTATCAAACAATGCACCATTAGCACAAACAGTTTGATTAGAGAGATCAGAAAAATCAATCTCCCGATTTAGTATTTTTTCAACACTCGCGCTGGGATGTCTATACGTTTGTAAAGTCTCTGGCGAGATGTTGTACTGCATAATAAGGTGAGGGTAGAGACTATTAAGGTCAAAAGACACAACCCAATCATACTTTCCAGGAATCGGTTCCTTGACATAAGCACCTGCGTATTGAGCATCTTTTTTGCCATCCACTTTTGGTGGAATGACAATGTTTTGTTTCTTTAGGTAGTTATAAATGATACTATCCCACATCTTGACCTGAGAGAATACATCTGCATAATTTACCTTAGCGTCATACGCCATGGTGATAGCAAGTTCAATCAGTTTCATCTTGTCTTCCAAGCGGTCAACAAGTTCCACGTCAACGATGTTGTACTCAACAAACTTCTGCCAATCTTGAGTATAAAAATCCTTAAAGGTTTCAAACTCAGAGTGGTCAAGTTTCTTCTGCCCAAGTTCCACAAAAGCAATGTGGTCTAGACGATAACTCTCTTGGTTTGAATATGTGAATTTCTTATAAAGATCAAGATAATCAAGAACGGTTATTCCACCAATATCATAGATGATATTTTCCCTACCATGCAGTGTTACTTCTTTACGAGTAAGAAGTTTCCATGGTGAGATGCGTCGAGCTTCACGTTCACCAAGTAAACGATCAATACGTCCACAAATATATGGGATATCATAAAGTTCACAGTTCCAGCCTGTGATCACTTCAGGATAATTATTTTCCCAGTAATAAAGAAACTTATTAATAAGATCGAGTTCATCCCTACATTGAATATAATCAACGTTTTGCTGCTTATTAATAAACGCCTTTACACCCCAAGTACGAATCTGTTTGCTGGCATAATCCTGTATCGAGATTGTTAGAAGTTCTTCTGCACAATCCCTTACATTTGGGAATCCATTTTCAGATGCAACCTCAATATCGATCGTGGATATTTTAATCTTAGTGATGTCAAATTTGATTTCATCTTCTGGATAATTATCAGAGATGTATTGATAGATGAACCTATTGTTTCCGTAGATATCAAAATTTTGAACGTCTTCGTATTTACGATAAAACTCCCTACATTCCTTTACATATCCAGGTTGAATAGGTTCAACGTATTTGCCATCAAGTGTTTTGTATTCAGTTGGTTTTTGAGAAAGTACGAACAGGGTTGGTGAGTACTTTTCTCGGGTTTGGAAATGGTCTCCGTTGTCGTAGCCACGAATGAGAAACTCATTTCCGATCAATTGAACATTCGTATAGAATCTCATCCAGTAGTCAATTTGATGTACTTATCCAATATGGTAACAGAAGGATCGAAAATTGTCAAGAACTTATCCGATGACATAAGGATTTCTTCTTGCCCACAATACTTTGGAAAGTTTTCCAAATATCCATCTTTACCAATGATGCATGGATTTACAAGCTTGCAGTTTGGCATACCATATTCAGCTACAATTTCTTCAATTTCAGAAATAACATACATGCCATTCTCAAACAAGACTACTTTGATTACCTTTTCATCTCCAGTTTCACCATCCGCAGTTTCATCAAAAACTTCATAAGCATCATCAGGATTCATGTGTTTCTCCTATAGTGAAAGTTCCTTTACCTTCTTCGATGTTATATATTCAGAAAACTTCTGAAGGTATCCTGTATTTCTTAGTTCTTTAAATACTAAGTTTTCAATTGAAAACTCCCCACCCTTTCTTAGTGATGAAGATCTCATACCTCTAAGCTTTTCTTTCAAACGTTTCATTTCAAGTATATCGTTTGATTTGCCATCAATAAACAAATCAATCTTATCCATTATATCTTTAGTTTTCTTTTTTAGCAACCTCTTATCGATTTGTGGATCCTCAAATTTTGGAAGTTTCAGCCACTTACCAAATTTTACAGAATACACTCCCTGATTAGATGGTCTTTCAGCATTCTCCTCTTCAGCATACAACTCAACATCGTGCCCATAAATTTTAATGTCATGCGTCAAAGACCACAATTGCTTTTTATCTCTTAGATAATCATCAATAAGATCTGGACAATCTGGAAGCTTATCTTTATCTACGACCAAATGCAAATCAATATCTGAAAATTCTGTGTAGTTGTAATTAGCATTTCCACCAACAAGAATCATATCAAGAATTGCACTTGATGGAATGTTAGAAAATTCTGCCCACGCTTGTCCTATCCTGACAAGTTTCATCTTGACTTCAGGTTTTAATTTATTCCCACTCCAAATTTTCTGATTAAGTGTATCATGATATTTGAAGGTTATTTTTTGTTCAAGAAATAACTCTAGGTTCATTTTTATTTTTATTTATGGAAAGGGGGGTATGGATGATTCTGACCATCCTACCCCCTGCGCCGACGATATTCAAATATATTTATAGATAATCTTTACGAGCATGATGTTCTGGAATTATTTTTCCAAGGACGATTCTGAGGAGTCCGTCTTCAAAGGTGACTTCCCGTACTTCTGTGTCGTCGGATAAAGTCCACGCTCGTTGAAAACTTCTTTGAGCCACTCCCTTGTGGATAAACGTCTTGTCCGAATCGGCTCCCTCGCGTTTCCCCTCGACAAAAAGTTTTCCATACTCCGTGAAAACATTGACCTCTCCTTTCTTAAATCCTGCTAGTGCAATCTCTAAATGAGATTCAACATTATTTACTTGAATAAGGTTGTAAGGCGGATAGTTTGTTTGAGTTTCATGAAGTTTGAATAGACGATCAAAATATTCATCCATCCCAATGCTGTGCTTATTGATCTTTTCCATCAATGCAGGAAGATCTGCAGCGGTATAACGCTGGAAGTTCATTATGGTAGCTCCTTTAAAAGCGAGTTTGTGTTTTGTGAACCCCGAAGGCATTCGATAATATTTATAGCATAGACGCAAAAAAAGAGATAGGGTATAAACCCTACCTCTTTGGGTATGTTCCGAACTCGTAGAGACCGCACGAAAGTCTCATCTTTATTTATAATTTATATTCAGAACAATTCGTCTCGAAGCATCTGTGCAACTTGTGCCCGTGTGGCTTTCCATCATATCAAAGATAACTATTCTATTCTCCTTTGATTTGATTATATCTCCACTTTCTTCAAACTCAGTATATCCATTGCAAGTATTAAAATAGAATACTGCGGTTTTTCCATCACCTTCAAAATCGGTGTGGAATCCATGTCTGATAATTTTATGAGACTTTGGATTTAAATTAATCTTCATTCTAATCAAAGTCTTCATGTTTGGAAGTTTTGATAAGAATGGAAGAAAGAATTCAAACTTATCGCTATTGGACTGACCATCTTTGAATAGAGTGTGTCCAAATTGAAAGTTATATTGCTGATCTTCTACCAAAAGATCTTCTGTGTTAACAACGTGGCTCCAATACCAAGGAAAGTGACTACTACCAACAATGTCATAAAGACTTTTGAAGTAGTAGTCATCTAGAAAATTATCAAGTATTTCCATGAAGAATCAGTTCTCTTCTACTTTCCTCTTCTTACCAATATTGTATTTGGTTTCTAGAGTCCACTCATCCTTTTCTTTATAAGCAAGGACTTTAATTTGATTAAGTGGTGCGATGTCAACAATTTTATCAACGTTCACAATAGTAATAAGACCCCAATCTGCAAGCAGTTGAGTGATACGATTGCGACGCTGAACATCGTTCACAGTAAGATTAGCACGTTTGCCATCAAGAGCAAACAGTTCTTTAAAGTGAACAATGTAATACTTACCCTGTTTATGCAGGATGTGACACGACTGATACAGTGTCTTCTCCTTTCTACTGGCTACACCAATGCGCGTAAGTGTCTCACGAACCTTGAGAAAATCATCAGGTTCATTAAGAATAACCTCAACCATTTGGTCGGGAGTCCACTTTACCTCAGGCTCAGATACAACACTCATTTTGTTCCTCCAACATCAAGTTTCTTTTTAATAAATTCGATCTGTTCTTTTGACAGAATTGACAAAGCTTGTTGAGCCTTTTCATTACTATAACCATAGTAAGATTTAACTGCATCAAGATCTTTGATTTTGTCTTTGCGGAGCCAAGGAGAAAATCTTTTCCTTTTCCTCACAATATTTATATAAAAGTCATATTGAAGCTTCTTATCCAGATTTGGATACAAGTTCATTTCATTAGCGAACATGACACAATCAATATGACCAGCCATACACTTGTTAATAATGAATGGAGGATATTCTTTTTTCAATGATGGATCTTCATCCAAAAAATTAATCTTCGTTTGATTGATAGAGTTTAGCCAATCTTTCAATTCCATTACTTAAACTCACACTCCACCATAATCTCAGTCAAAGCCGCCAGAAGGTTGATCTCTTGATCGGCAACAAATGCGATCTGATACTGATACTTAGCAATGATGAGGACAGCAGCAGGAATACTACTAGCCACCAAATTTTCATAACAAGCATCGTAAACACGACGCAGAAGTACACCAGGATCATTGTCCAAATTATTGACGACCCACTTGCGTACTTCAGGATACTTCCTTTCCTTAAGATTTTTGACAAGGCTATCTACAGCAACATCAGAAAATGTAGTAAGGATTCCAGAGTCGATATTTCCGCCTACTGAATACCTTTGGCATTCGTTGAGGACTCGTCTCCAGTCTGGGAAGTGCTTTTTGATAAGCTCTGCAAGTACTGCTTGATCGAAGCTGACGCCTTCCGCATCCAAGATGTTCTGTAAACGCTTGAAGAAGGATCCTGCCAGTGAGGCTTTTTCCTTTCCTTTGATTGAGAAATCAACGACTGCACACCTTGAATGGAGGGGCTGGATAATTTTGTTTTTGTAGTTACAGGTGAAGATGAATCTGCAGTTGTTAGCAAATTCCTCAATAGACGCCCGTAATAGGAGTTGTACGTCGTGGGTTGTGTTATCTGCCTCATCAATGATGATGACTTTGTGTTTAGCAGTTGACGTAAGCGATAAGGTCGAAGCGAAGTTCTTCGCATTGTTTCTGACAGTATCGAGGAATCTACCCTCGTCGGATCCGTTGATGACATAAACATCTACTCCAAGTTCGTTGCAAAGTGCTTTTGCTACAGTTGTTTTTCCTACGCCAGCAGAACCAGCAAGGAGAAGATTAGGAATCTCACCACTATTTAAGAACTCTGTAAAAGTTTTTTTGATGTTGTCTGGAAGAATACAATCTTCAATTTTTTGGGGTCGATACTTCTCGACCCAGAGATAATCATTACGCATAATCAAGATTCGTTTGGCAAATAAAAATAATCAAATGCAACCCAAGATTAGGATGCTTTATGCACTTTGCAAGCATTAGTAAAGTCATTGCTTGCGTAATACTCATGGTTATCCAAACGTAGAATCAGGTTCAAGAGCAATGTAGTATACAAGATCAAAAGCAGTGTTAGAGAATCGTGCCATGTTAGGAGCAGAAACAACTACTTCATATTTTCCAGGCATGATCTTCATGTTCTCAACTTTGAAGTTGAACACAAACTCAGATTCAGTTTGACCAACATTGATAGAGAATTCGTTGGAAGTAGGATTCTCTTTGTCCCGAACCAAGAGACTGATCTCAGAACCATTACCGATTGCAGAAATATCCTCTAGACCATAAACAGCAGCAGCTTTGATAAGCTGAGTAAGTTGATCCGAAGAAAGATTAAAGCAAACATCTTCAGTGGGAAGAGAAATAGTCTTCTCTGGAGGACTAACAATAACCGAAGGATCGGTGAAATAATACTTAGTAGTGTTACCACCACCTCTAATCAAAAGATGATTATCAGATTTGAAACAAAGTTCAGGATCAGAGTGAAGAGAAATACCTTGAAGGAACTGGTTCAAATCATAAATGCCGAAG